AAGAATACAGGCGAGAAGCGTTACGCTACTCAGGTCGTTGCCAACGATATTTCAATTCCCGTTGAGGACATCGAAAGCCTCGTTCGGGTGAAGCACGAAAAGCGCGACGACGCCCAGCCAGCAGCGGTTGCGGCCAAGCCTGCCACTTCGCAGGATCCGTTCGATGAGGAACTAGACTTCTGACACACATAGTTGATGTAAACTCTAAACATTAGCATCCAATTTTAGAGGTCAACATGTTTGAAGTCATTACGGAAACAATAACGGATGGGGCTAAGCGCGGACCAGAACTGCCCTTTGTTGGTCCTAAGTTGATTCTGGAATGTACGAATACGCAGACTGGAACACAAGCGCTTTGGGGATACGAACGAGACTACAAGTCTCATCGTCCTCATTATGTGATTGATCAAAATGAATCTAAGATCCACAAGATTCTCAATACGGATTACGGGGTTATAGGTGACTTTCATCCCAGTCAGCCACAATGGGCATCTCGTTGCGTCTTTGTTGCAATGGTCAAAGAAGAAGTCATCTCCCTGTCGGCAGAACAAGAAAAATCCGTTGGTCGGCTTCTAAGAATCCTGTGCGACATAGAGGCTGTTCCCGCCATTACCCACGAAGGTGGAAGAATGGGAACCGCAACCTTTACTGCTTTTGAGGGGATTGTTTGCTGGTACTCAATGCCAGACGGACTGTCGCTTCCGGGCAAGATTAATTGGTCCAATTTGAACAAAGGCTTACAGGATTACAAGACTCCTGACCTGTTGGGCATTGCCGGAGAAGATACAAAGATCTATGAAGATGAAGATGAAGCAGCAGTAGAAATCCCAACAGAAGATTTGGGCACGCTTACCATGGCCGAACTTAAGGAGATTGCCTCCGAAGCGGGTGTTGCATACCGCAATTTGCGAAAAGCAGAACTAATAGAGGCCATTGAAGCCGCACGCGCCTAACACTATTAGTTGCAGTAAGCAGTATTTGCGGTTGTGGTACGCTAAGCCCCCCTGCCGGGGGATGCTTATTGGTTGTGGCGCTGGGCCGGAGGTTGGCATGAGGACCATCCCTTCTCCCGTCCCGCGTTACAACTAGAGTAATCCTATGCCGCGTAAGCGCCTATTCCTAGACATGACCGTAGTCGAAGCAGCCCGTGAACGGCTCCGACACGTTTATGATACTTTCGACACGGTTTGTGTCCAGTTCAGCGGAGGCAAAGATTCTTCTGCCGTCCTACTTCTTGCAAAAGAAATCCATGAAGAACGAGGACTTGGACCCGTCAAGACCATTTTCCGTGATGAAGAAATGGTCAGCCCTTCTGTTATTCGTTACATGGAATGGATCAAAGATCTTCCGTGGGTTGACATGGAGTGGTACTGCCTGCCGATGGGGCAGGAAATTTGGGTGCTTGGTCGCAGAGAGTACGTTCTGCTCTGGTCAAAACAGCGACAAGAAGAAGGACGCTTGGTTCGGGAGATACCCCCATGGGCTATCACCGCCCAAAATTTCGGACTAGATAATAGCGTGGTGGTTCCGCAGCCTGTTGATTATTACACGATGCAAGGAAAGGAAGGTCGAACCGCCTTCCTTACGGGTATTCGGGCAAACGAATCCATGATTCGGTATCGGTCCGTTGTCCAAAAACTCCATGAGAACTACATCAATCGTCCATACCGGCTAAGCAAGGCCATTCCGTTACGACTTGTCAAACCTATTTATGATTGGATTACAGACGATGTTCTCAAGTATGTATCCGTGGACAACGACTTCCCATACTGCGAGTATTACGACTACGCAGCAATGTCGGGAGCCAACACACGGGTGGGAATTCCACTACACTCTGTTGCTGCTCGCAGGCTCAATGATGTAGTCACAACAGAGCCAGAGTTTTATGACGCTCTAGTGACGGCATTTCCCCACATAGATGCCCAGCGTCGGCTGTGGAAGGATTTCAATATCGAATCCCTGATTGCTTCTTACGCTCAGGAAAGTTGGGACGGCGTTCGTCGTTGCATCAACGAGAACATGCTTTCACCGGGAAAACACCAAGACGCTATGAAATTCGTAGCAGAATTTCGCAAAAAGCGTAATAACGATCCCTATGGCTATCCGATAGACCACTTGATTCGGATACTGCTGCTAAATGAATTCCGCCATACAGCCCCATCACCGGTCGGTCCGAAAACGAAAGCCCACAGGATGCGCGTCGCTGCCTTACGGGAAGCCGACGACTTAGATAAGGTAGATGATCTGGTATGAACTTAGAACTTCTCAAAACGGAAAACCTCAAGGTTCCCGACTGGAGAACCACTCATATTCTAAAACCCAACCTGATTGGGCTGATGAAGTCTATAGAAGAATACGGAATGATCAATCCAATTCTCACCATGACAGATGGCATCATCATCGACGGTTTTGCCCGCTGGGTCGCCGCACAGTCGCTGGGTCTTAAAAAGATTCCCGTTCAAAGGCGCGATTGTGGAAAGACAGAAGCAATGATGCTTCACATCCAACTCAACAGGGCCAGAGGAGAGATTGTCCCACATCGTCTCAGTAAAACGATTCGTCTATTGAGCATAGCCATGGACGAACAGGTCATCTTGAATTCATTCAATATGAAAACAGATGAACTGGATGTGCTGTTGGATGGATCCCTCGTCAAGAAGAGGAAAGTTTCAGAGCATTCTTACAGCAAGGCGTGGATCCCTATCGAATCTAACGCCAGCGAAGATTTCAGTATAGAACGACCGCCCACCCCAGACGCATAAAAAGGGCGGGCCGGAAGTCCGACCCGCCCCTTTCGGTGTAGCGGTCGCACCTCCTAAGTCGGAGATTCCCTGCCGGGGAACCTGAATCATTGTGACTTCTAGATCTTACCTCTAGTGTCTGCTTCAGAAAGAAAGTCCTCCATCAGACTTGCGGCAGTTACGCCTTCCGACTCTTCTATCGTCCCCTCAGTGGCTGCGTTTACCACAGAACGCTTGTGATTGATGAGGCTATAGACCGATTCATCAATAGTTCCAGCCGCCAAAGCGTGAGTTATCTGCACGCTTCCCTTGGTTCCTATTCGGTGTATTCGCGCAGAGACTTGGTCAACGTCTGCGGGTGTCCAAGGATGCTCAATAAAAAGCATGTCTTGTGCAGCCGTCAAAGTGTGTCCAGCCTTGGAAGCCTGAATGGACAGCACAATCACAGGAGCATCTTCCGCTGATTGCTCCATGAATGCGCTCTTAGCCTTCTCCACATCTTCGATCTTCATACCACCTTGGATTTTCAACCCGCCATATTCGTCGGCCAAGGCGTCAACGATTTCACGATGATGGGCAGCCAGCACCACTTTGCGTCCTTCGTTGATGCGGATCTCCACCCATTCATTCACTGCTTTGAGTTTCGACTTGGCTGCGATCTTTTTAAGAACTGAGAGCCTGACCAAATGTTGGTGGGCTTCTGCCTTGAATCTGGCCCGCACCGCAGCGCTCCTTGGATCCTGACCTAGTTCGGCAGCCAACTCAGCAGCCCGGTCAGCAAGGAACTGAACGATGTCTTCTTCTGCCTGTTTGTATTCCTTTGCGTATTTGGGATCAGGTTCGATCATCCATTCAGAATGCCGGATGGGTGGAAGATCCTTGAGGACTTGATCTTTGGTCCTTCTTATATAGCACGATCCTCTGAGGCGTTCGTTGAGTTCATCTAGGTTTGTGGCTCCGTCGATGTGCCATTGCTTGAACCGGTCTTGGAAGGCTCCGCAGTACCTCTTGTAGAAGGCCCAGAGTCCTCCGAATTCCTTAAGTCTTCCGATGATTTCCAGTTGGGGTCCGTACTCAGCCGGACGAGATGTAATAGGCGTTCCAGTAAGGCAAAAAACCAACCCTGTATTCGGTACTGTTTTTGCGAGTTTCTGGGCACGCTTTGTTCTCTTCGCTTTGGGATTTTTGAGATAGTGGCTTTCGTCAAATATGTAGGACTGGTATCCCTTCAACGCTTCGGGGTGATAGTCGATGTTGGAATACCCAATGATAGTGAAGTCTGCTTCTTCCTCTGGAAACTCGCTTCGGTTGATCACCCGTCGCCATGTTCGGCTTGGAAAGAACTTGTCGATTTCCGTGGCCCAATTCAATGCCAAGTTGGGCGGACACACGATGAGGGAGGGGTACGCATTTTCGCATTGGACCGCAGCCAACGACATGACCGATTTTCCCGTTCCCATTTCATCCGCTAGGAACAGTTTCTTATGATCTACGAGGTATTGAACTCCGGCCTTCTGGTAGGGGAGCAATTCACCAACAAGGTCTGGAACTTCAATTTCAGCGTCCAATGAACGGGAAGCAGCAATCTTCTGTGCCTGCTCCTCAATGACTTTGAGTTCCATCGACTCAAGTTCTTCGGGAACATTCATCCGGAAGTTTCGTGCGAACTGAAGTGCTTGGGAAAGGCTGGATCTTGGAGCCTCCCAAACCTTCTTCTTCGTGTTCCACCGCGAACCTGCGATCTGACGAACAGCAGCGACCTTCACGGAATCATAGGCAAACCTGATGACCAGACTTTCGTCAACCAGTTCTATTCCCTGCATCTCATAAGGAGGGTCAGGCAGATCCAACACGCGCAGATCAGGATCAAGCCAATAATCGAACTGAACGGCAAAGATCTTCATGGGCTTCAAACTGGAAACCGGGATTCTCCACACTTGGCCCAGTCGATCCCACTTAGCGCCCGGAACCCCCTTGATAGCAGCCACTTCATTGGCCTCATAGGGGCTGTTCAGAACTATTTGGTCATCGTTGAGGCGAATCGCCTTTTCGGTGGTCATGTTGATTCCAACTTACTACAGATCTAAATGCTTGACAAATGACTCCGGATGAGATAGTATTATCTCAACGACCTTTGAGGAGGTAGAAAATATGAGTCACGAATTAGAAGTATCAGGAAGCGGCGAAGCCAGTTTCGCCTATCGTAAAGAAGGTGCTGCGCCATGGCACCGGCTGGGCGTAGCCCTGTCGGGATACCAGACAGCACCAGCCATCCTAGAGGCAGCGAAGGCCGACTATGAGGTTACCCTCCTGCCCGTGAAGTACATCACCCCCAATGGGATCTTGATGGAAATGGAAGACAGGCACATCACGGCCCGTCTGAATGATGACGGTGGCGTCGTTCCGTTTGAGGTTGTGAAAGACCGATACCGGATCGTACAGAACTCCACGGTCTTGGAAAAGGCTTTGAATGTTGTCGGAGCCTCCGCAGGCGATGCCATTATGGATACAGCAGGCGTCCTCAAGGACGGTCGTGAGTTCTTCGCGACCATTGACTTGGGAACTCTCGTTCTGGATCCCATGGGCGTAGCCGACAGGATCCAGCGATTCCTTGTCGTTCATACGAGCCACGACGGCACCACGCCGATCACCTATGCGAATACCGATATTCGGGCCGTCTGTGCAAACACGGTTCGCATGGGATTGAAGTCTGCACGATCCGTAGTGACTGCTCGCCATACGGCCAATTACAACAGGGCTTTGGAGGAAGCAAATGAGGTTCTCCAGATCTCACGGGATTGGGCGAGCGAATTCAGCGCCAAAGCGGAGAGGCTGCTTGCGGCTCCTATGCCTGCTTCCAGCAACAAGATTGACAGCGTTCTGAATGGCCTGTGGCCTGAGAGGGATGCAGATACCGACCGTAAGAAGGTCAACCGCGACGAAACCATTTCGATGGTTCGTTCCCTGTACGGGAATGCGAAGAACGCAGGTGGTTATGGCTACAACGGTTGGAGCCTGTTGAACGCAGTTGGGGAATACTTCGACCATCATTGGTTCGATGACCCGAAGCGCAACGCGATGGCTGCGATGACGATTGGGAACAAGTCCCATCTCATGAAGGCCAAAGCAGCAGATTTGATTCTACAGACTGTTTAGAATCGTCTCCGATGCCAACGCCAAAGTTCAGGGTTGTCCCTGTGGATCAAGAGAAACCGAAACAAACGCAACTGGATTTCATGCTAGATGAACTCCAAGAATTGAATCCCAAAGCATTGCGTTTTGTTGATCCAACTTTTGACGAAGCCATTATCGGCATCGGTTGCCAATACTCAAAAGACCCAGTCCTCGTCTACGACGAACAAAAGATGGTAGAACATCTCGTCTGGACAGAGGGCTGGGACTTTGAGGATGCTTGGGACTTCCTAAGTTGCAACACGTTCAACGCGTGGTTGGGAGAGGGAACCCCAATTATTCTTAAAGCAATTCACGATTGGTAAAATTATGTGGATGCCACCACAAAAAGTCAGCCTGACAGAAGAGATGATCACAGAAGCCCAACAGATGGCTGATGCTATGGGCGACGGCAAAGGTCGTCGTGGTTCCATTCTGGAAGGCGGAGGCGACCTCGTAGGTTGTCTCGGAGAAGTAGCCTTCAGACAAATCTTGACACTCAAAAGGGACTTGGGTGGTTTGTGGAAATTAGAAATTGAACACAAGCCCAATGCCCATTACGACCTAAATGTCAACGAGGTCAAGATCGACGTTAAAACCAAGTGGTCAAAAGGCGTCCCCGGAAAACATTGGGAGGGCAGCGTCGCCATGGGTCGTGAAGACCACAGCGAATTCCCACAGGACGTAGATGCGTTTGTCTTCATGCGAATCATTTACTACCCTGAATACACGGTTGATGGAGTGAAAGCGCCGGGTCCGATTGGCTGGTTTATAGGTTGGCTGCCGAAGGGCGTCTTCTACAACAAGGCTGTTCCTATAAAGAAGGGCGAAACGGATCCTCGCTCATCAAACAACAATCAGTTCAAGTCGCACAAAGATCAATGGAACGTGTACCACTGGCAAATGAACCGTCATTTGCCGGATTTGGTTGGGCCGGAATTATTTTAGTGAACTTACAACCTACTATTAGTAGTAGTGATATCTTGGTTGTGGGAGGTTAATCATGATTCACTGTCCCAAATGTTCTAACGATTTAAGCGAAGAAGCCGAAAGCGGCGCTACAACCGGAATGTGGACATTCCGAATTGTTTGTGAATGCGGCAGACATTACCTGTGGCGACAAGGCAGAATATTTGCTATGCGAACTGCGAGTACCCCTTCACTTTCCTCCGTTTCTCACTGAGTGGTGTCCAATTTCTGCGGATAATCCTCCGCTCTCTGTCGGTCGTTCCGCCCCATATGCCTAGTTCGTGGTTAATGATGGCGTAGTCAAGGCATTCTCGCTTTACCGGACAACCTCTACAAACTGCATACGCCCGAATTCTTTTCACCCGCTGTTGCGGGTCGCCACGAAGGATGAAAAAGTCGGCAGTGTTCTGATCCCGACACGCCGCACCCTTCATCCAATCATCTATACCGCTAACATCTTCTTCCATATCGACCCCTCACATAGTGGTGAATTCAAGAACAATAAACGGCCATTCGTCTTCGTTACCACGACGCATCCGAACCGGCCATTCCCGCTGATCCCTCATTCCACGGTAATGATTGACTTCCATTACGTTGGGATCTGTTGGATCAGGACTGATGGCAATACCAAACTCAGACCATCGGCTCCAAACTGCTGAACCGAACGGCCTCAAATCTCTACTGGTGCCTGATCCCAGTGGAGCATGGTGTTCTAACCAGAGAGCGCAATCGTATTCGTATCGGATGTAATCAAGAAACTTTGCTACCTCTGTGGTTACCGATTCGGAGGTGCGTCCACCGGGATCCAAAAACGCTTTATACAGCGGACCCAGAACAAGAAGTTCTGGTTGAGTCTCATCAATCCAACCAATGAGTTTGTTGCGATCTTCAACTTTGAGCAGATCCAACCCATCAGGCTTTACGACGAGATGGGCGTCCATCTCTTTCGCTTTTCCCACCATGTCAATCCGGTGGTAGATGCGACGGGCTGTTCTGCGAATGATTCGTTCAGGATTTTCCAAGTCAATAAACAAGGTCTTTATGGGAGGCATCTTGTCTCGTTTGAATGGATGAATCCCTGCTGCCGACATCAAAGCAACTTGTCTTGCTAGGAAGGTTTTTCCAACCCCCTCGGCTGCAACAACGATCACTCGTTCTTGACGTTCCAAGAGATGAGGGATCAACCAGTCGTACTGGTCATCGGTTTCTTCGCTCAGCAGGGTCGCCCAATCAATCAGTCTTCCCGGCTCTTGCAAGGAGTCGTCAACATTGAAACCATCCAGCAATCGCTGAGCCTTGTTAACCCGTTGAGCCAACGGCAGGCTGTGGTCTAGATCCATGAGGGATTCGACAAAGTTCGTAAACTCGTCACGAATTTCACCGGCCACAATCTTGAGATCTGAAAGTTCCGCACCGGATCCGATGTGATCCGAAATGTCTTTGCCGTTGGTCGGTTTGAATACCTTGACCTTTGATCCGGCTTCACGAAGTTGAGCAGCGACATTGCTTGCGTGGATCTCACCGGGTTCGTCATTATCAGCAATAATGACAACCTTTGCCCCAGCCAATGTTTTCGTGTGGTTCGACAACCACTTCTCTTGACCTTCGGCTCCTGCTCCACCGGGATTACAGGTAGCGACTTTTCCTAATCGCTCCAGAGTGGCAACATCCTTTTCACCCTCTACAACGTAAACGATCCCGTCGTTTTTGATCTGCTCAATAATCTCAGGCAATCGGTACAGGGGCTTCTCTATTCCCTGAGTCCCCCAAACCCATTCACCATTTTCGTAACGCTGCTGACGGAAAGTTTTGCCACCGTCGTCCTCACGGAAACGAAGTACCTGCATCACCGGATCACCGGCAGCGTCCTTATAGACGTATGTATCTTCTAGTTTCATTTTGCCCTTAGACTTCTTTTCCCCAGAGTCCGGAAACAACTCATTAGGCTTGACGCCCATCGAATCACAGATCTGGCTGAAATCACACCCACCGCCACGATGGCAGTTGAGCAGAACCTGCCCTTCACGACCCAACCCGATAGTAAGAGAAGGATTTTGATCATCCTCCCGACAGGGACAGGCCGCATTCCAGCCAGTGCCAGAACTCGTTACCTTGTTCAAACGAGAAAGAACCAGATCTATCTCAGGTGTTCTATCAGTCACTTAAATACCTGTTTCTTTCAGCCTTTAGAACTATCGTTTCATAAGCCTTTAGAAACAGTTCTCTATCAGAATTTGTTCTTAAACCTGCACCATTCTTTGGAAATGAACGCATGGTTTCTCCCACCAAATCGTGGGGCTTATCGAAACTGGTTCCAGATTCAGCCGCATCTATGGCAGCACGAAACTGTGCCCAAGCCTGAGGCGCAGCCGGGATTTCATCTCCCAACGCAAGGTCGATAGCCAACCGCCTGACCTGCCCCACTCGC